CAACGCCGGAGAGGGGGCGTCGCCAGTCTGGCAGGCGACAGGCGACAGGCAAGTGTAATGTTATAACATTCCATCCACCCAGTCAGATTGTATACAATCCACATGCAACGCATTCTCAAATTAAAACGCCCTGACATTGCGTGTCTGCCTCATGTCGTACGGCAGGTGTTATGTTATAACATATCATGTCGTACGGCAGGTGTTATGTTATAACATCACATATGAGATTGAGAATCATTCTTAGGGGTGGGGGGTGGTGGGGGTGCAGGGCCCTGGCTAGGGCTACTAGTACTAACCCCTAACCCGAACGCGATTTTTTTTGGGAAATACTACTAGACCCGAACGCGATTTTTTTTGGACATACTACTAGACCCCAATCCTTAACGCCAGACAATGTGATTTGACGGCCCGAGCGCGGCGTACGAAGGTATCGACGACCAGAGGTGAGCAGCACATGGCGTACATATACCGAAAAGCACGACCCCGCGCAGACGATGAGGACGTCGAGTATATCGACGAGACTGTGCCGTACACCCACGTCACAGTGTGGAGCGAACCGCCAAGGTTCACAGGGCTTTACACAGCCGATGGAAAAGAGGTATGGTACGACACAGACCCGATTGGGTTCAGGTTCGCTAACAACGAGTGAAGTGACGCACACATGGCCGACGCACTGGCACTCAACGCCCACACGCTGTCGGACCGCTTCTTCACTATACCACAGGAACCGCGTCAACGGCCCCGCGCCACAGAGCGCATGCTAAACGACATCTACACGGCAGCGCGCAAGGGCATCAAAAACGACGCCATCGCGACGTTGGCGGGCATCCCCGCAACAGACTTCAACCGACTGAAGCAGGTTGACCCCCTAGTAGAGAAAGCCATCGCGCAGGGACGCGCTGACGGTGAGGCTGAAATGGCCGACATCCTGACGCACGCAGCGCGTCTGGGAGACGCCAAGGCGGCGTTGGACGTCCTCAAGCACGTCTACGGCTGGCAGGCGGCGCAGCAGGTCAACGTGTCGGTGCAGGGGCAGATAAGCATAACGCAGGCGCTACAGCTAGCCGAGCAAAGGGTCATAGACGGCGTGTTCAACTACGTCGACGAGCCCGCACGCATAACAGAAGCAGAGCCAGAAGGCGACGAATGAACACCGGCGACGCATTCAAAGATAACCGCAGCAAGACACGCCTAGTAGGCGTTAACCCCAAGTTGGACGCGCTAATCGAAGGTTTCGCACGCAACAGCGGCGGAATACAGTTCATCGTGACCGAGGGCGTCCGTACGCTGGAGCGGCAGAAGCAGCTAGTCGCCGCCGGGGCGTCAAGGACCATGAAGTCGAAACACCTGACAGGCAGGGCGGTAGACCTAGCTGTGGTACTCCACGGCGAAGTGCGGTGGGACTGGCCGCTGTACGCTACGCTCGCAGACAGTTTTGTGTCGTACGCCAAGGACACCCACAAGCCGAGCGTGCATCTGGTGGCCGGTGCACACTGGCGCACGTTCAGGGACGGCCCGCACTTCCAACTCGGAGATGATGAGTAGCTATGCAGGAACCGAAGTACTCGGCGGAAGACGAGATGAGCTTAATGGCGCGTATCTGGTCGCCAGCTATCAAGATGGGTCCGCTGGCGTTCGTGATGCTGGTATTCCCGTGGGGGCAGCCGGGCACACCGCTGGAGAACTTCACCGGCCCGCGCAAGTGGCAGCGCGAGGTGCTGCTACAGCTGGAAGAACATCTGCTAGCCAACAACGGGCGCGTGGATTTCGAGACGTTCCGCATGGCGGTCGCATCAGGACGCGGTATCGGCAAGTCGGCGCTGGTTAGTTGGATCAACATCTGGATGCTGTCGACTAGGATCGGCTCGACGTGTCTCGTCAGCGCCAACTCGGAAAGCCAACTACGGTCGGTGACATGGGCGGAGATCACCAAGTGGCTCAGTATGTCGGTCCACAGTCACTGGTTTGAGGTATCTGCTACAAAAGTTGTGCCCGCCAAGTGGATGACAGAGCTTGTCGAGCGCGATTTGAAGATCGGCACACGTTACTGGGCTATAGAGGGCCGGTTGTGGAGCGAAGAAAACCCCGACGGCTACGCGGGCGTCCACAACTTCGCGGGCGTGTGCCTCACATTCGATGAAGCGTCAGGTATCGCAGACCCAATTTGGGCTGTTGCGGCGGGCTTTTTCACGGAAAACACGCCAAATCGCTTCTGGTTTGCGTTTTCCAACCCGCGACGCGGGACAGGCTATTTTCACGCGACTTTTCACGAAAAACGGGCGTTCTGGAACACAAAAACGGTCGATGCCCGTACGGTAGAAGGCACCGACAAGGCTGTCTACCAGCAGATCATGGACGAATACGGCGCAGACTCAGTCCAAGCCTATGTCGAGGTGTACGGCAGCTTCCCGCCGGAGGGCGACGAGCAGTTTATCAGCAGGACGTTGGTGGATGATGCTGTCGTACGGGGTAAAAGCTACACGCGCGACCCCAGCGCGCCGATCATCATGGGCGTTGACCCCGCGCGGTTTGGATCAGACGCCACGGTCATCGCCGTGCGACAGGGGCGAGATATCATCGCGATCAAGCGCCACCGGGGCGAGGACACGATGGAGACCGTCGGTCGGATCATCGACGCTATCGAGGAGTTCCGGCCCGTCATGGTGTGCATAGACGAGGGCGGGCTAGGCGCGGGCGTTTATGATAGACTAAAGGAGCAGCAGTACAAACAGGTGCGCCCGGTGAACTTCGGGCACTCCAGCAAGATGCCGCGCATGTACTTCAACAAGCGGGCCGAGATGTGGGGGCTGATGAAGGCGTGGCTGAGCACAGGGTCTATCCCCGACGACAGGATGCTTCGCAGCGACCTGACAGGCCCAAAGCAGCAGCTAACCAGCACCGGGACAAACAACGGCGCGATCCAGCTAGAGAGCAAATCCAAAATGAAAGCCCGTGGGCAGACCAGCCCCGACGCCGCTGACGCCATCGCGCTGACGTTCGCGTTCCCGGTCGCCCACAAGGGCAGCCACCGGCGGGATGCCGGGTCTAGGCCCGGCGGCGAGGGTGCGAACACCTACAGTCCCGGCAACACCAGCACGGGGTGGCTGGGCAACTGAGACGAAAGCCCGCCCCGACGGCCAAGGGTAAGCCGTGCAGGCGGTGCGGCTACACTATCCGGTACGTAAGCGGCAATCGGTGCGTCGGGTGTACAAAGGCGGACAACCTAGCGTGGAACCGCAGAAACGCTGACACAACCCGCGCCGCCCGTACGATATGGTCGCGCGCTAACCGGGCGTACACGACCGCCAGCGCAGCCCGCTACCGGGCGACCAAGATACGCGCTACGCCAGCATGGTTGACAGACGAGCAGAATGAGCAGATAAGGGCAACGTACGATGAAGCCGCCCGGCTGACGCGAGAAACAGGCGTGCCACACCAAGTGGACCATATAGTCCCTCTACGCGGTAAGAAAGTGTGCGGGATGCACGTGCCGTGGAACCTCCAAATTCTCACGGCCACAGAGAACGTAATTAAGGGAAACCGCCTTGGCGAAATCTGACAGTGAGCGGCTCGCGACCATGCGTACGCGCATGAACACCGCTACGGCGGCGTGGAGCGAGACGCGCGAGGCCGAGAAAAGTGACCTCATGTTCGCCGCCGGGAACTCGGAGAACAACTACCAGTGGCCCAACAACGTCCTGTCTACGCGCGGGTCCGTGCAGGGTCAGACGATTGGCGCGCGTCCGTGCCTCACTATCAACAAGCTACCACAGCACGTCCGGCAAGTCACTAACGACCAACGCCAGAACCGCCCCGCCGGTAAGGTGATCCCCGCCGACGACGGCGCGGACGTCGAGGTCGCGCTGATCTTCGACGGCATGGTACGGCATATCGAGTACCAGAGCGACGCCGACGTGGCGTACGACACAGCCTGCGACAACCAAGTGACTTTTGGTGAAGGCTACTGGCGCATCGTCACCGACTACACTGCCGACGAGAGCTTCGACCAAGACATCAAGATCGTCCGTATTCGCAACAGCTTCAGCGTCTATCTCGACCCGATGATCCAAGACCCGTGCGGCGGCGACGCTCAGTGGGGCTTCATCACGGAAGACCTAGAGAAAAGCGAGTACGAGCGTCTGTACCCGGACGCCATGGCGTGCAGCACGTTGCTGGAGAGCGGCGTCAACGACCCCGCGAAGGGCGCGTGGCTGGATGAAGACACCGTCCGCATTGCGGAGTACTTCTATTTCGAGCATACGCCCGCGACGCTGCACCTCTACCCCGAGAACGCAACCGCGTTCAAGGGCACCACTAAAGACAAGATGCTGACGCAGCAGTTCGGCATGCCGATCAAGAGCCGCAAGGTCGACCGCAAGCGCGTCATGTGGGTTAAGACCAACGGCTATGAAGTGCTGGAAGAGCGCGAGTGGGCCGGTAAGTGGATACCGATTATCCGCGTCATCGGCAACGAGTACGAGATCGACGGCAAGCTGCATATCTCCGGGCTGGTGCGTAACGCCAAAGACCCGCAGCGTCTGTACAACTACTGGGCGAGCCAAGAAGCTGAGATGCTGGCGCTCGCGCCGAAAGCGCCGTTCATCGGCGCAGGCGGGCAGTTTGAGGGCTATGAAACCCAGTGGAAGACGGCCAACACGACTAACTGGCCATATCTGGAATACAACCCCGACGTCACCGACGGTAAGGGCAACCCGCTCCCCGCACCGCAGAGGCAGATGCCGCCTATGGCGCAAACCGGGCTTATCCAAGCCAAAATGGGCGCGTCTGACGACATCAAGGCGACCACGGGGCAGTACAACTCGTCGCTGGGCGCGACGTCTAACGAGCGTTCCGGCAAAGCCATCCTCGCTCGCGAGCGCCAAGCCGACACCGGCACATACCACTTCGTTGATAACCTCGCGCGCGCCGTACGATACAGCACGCGGCAACTTGTTGACCTGATCCCCAAGATTTACGACACGCAGCGCATCGCGCGCGTTATCGGGGAAGACAACCTAGTCAAGATGGTCAAGATCAACCCGAACCAAGCCCAGCCTGTCAACAAGATCGTCGACCAGCAGGGCGTGGTGCTGGAGAAGATTTACAACCCCAGCGTCGGCAAGTACGACGTTATGGTTACAACCGGCCCGAGCTACATGACCAAGCGCCAAGAGGCGCTGGAAGCCATGTCTGACATCCTGCAGAGCAACCCGCAACTGTGGGCTGTGGCTGGCGACCTGTTCATCAAGAATATGGACTGGCCGGGCGCGCAGGAAATGGCCGACCGCTTCCGCAAGACGATGGACCCGAAAGTGCTGGAGACAGACGACAAGTCGCCAGAGCTTCAGGCCGCAGAGCAGCAGATCGGCGCGCTTCAGCAGGAAGTGCAGAACATGCACACCATGCTGTTGAAAGTCAAAGACAGTATGGAGGCGCAAGAGCTTGACATCAAGGAAATGTCGGCTGAAGCCAAGGCCAAAATTGACGCCTACAACGCTGAGACTGCACGACTTAAAGTCACGCTCCCGGCCATGACGCCAGACCAGATGCAAGACGTTGTCTTGGGTACGATCCATGCAATGATCGCCAGCGGGGATTTACTCGGCGGCGTCGATATGGTAGATCGTACGGACGCAAGCGACCCGGCAGCAGAGCAGATGGAGCAGCCCATCCCGCAAGGCGGCGATCCCGACGTGTTCATGGAAAACGCCGCGCTCCCATCCTCTGATATAGCTCCCGCATAGGACACTAACTATGGGTTTAAAATCAACAACTTTCTGCATGGGCTACACTCAGCAGACGGTAGATACGTCTACCGCGCTGACAGTCCCGACCGTCGACCCGACAACAGGCAGCAAGATGCAACCTACGCTTGCGCTGATCGTCTGTGAAGCGCAGGCTGTACGCTGGCGTGACGACGGTGCGGCACCCAGCTCAACCGTTGGCATGCCCCTAGCCGTCGGCGTGCCTCTGCCGTACGACGGTGACCTGACGAAAATCCGGTTCATCAGCCAAACGGCTGGCGGTATCATCAACGTCAGCTACTACGCATGATCGAACAGCGCGCAGGCAACCGCATCGCGCTTCAAAAATACCCGGCGTTCTATGACGCCGGGCGCGGCGTATCTATGGCCTATCCTAGCGGTAGCGCCGTGCCCGCTGCAGCCACGGCGCTGATCGCGCGCATGACGGTCCCGCCAAACCCCGCACGCACGACCGCTATCATCAATCTGGTGAGCGCCTTGCAGGACGCCGGATCGTGGAGCACATTCAACGGCCTGTGGATGTTCGCCGCAGCCGACACGCAGGCTGGCAAACTCAACTGGATATCCACGAGTTACCCCTTCGCGCCTAATGGTACGGTGTCCTTCGCCGCTGACCGGGGCTACACAGGCAACGGCACCAACAGTTCGGGAACTTTCGGCATAACGTACAGCCTGCTGTCGAAATACTTGCAGAACTCAGCCAGCGTTGGTTGGTGGAGCCGGACGGCTACCGCGCTAGACCAAGTGGATTGGGGCATCAGCGCGGGCGACGATAACGCACGCGGTATCGCCTACAACACAGCGAACAACATGTCTGGCCGCATAAACGGCACCACCACAACGAGCGGCGGCGTGGGCACTGGGGTCGGACTTGCGGCGGTCAACCGCTCAGGGGCCACAGCCTACCAGCTATATAAAAACG